TCTACTTGTGCGCCAAAACAACTTATATCGGCAGTTTGACTATTTTGGTTTCCATAAAGTAAAATTTGTAATCTATCAACACTTGTGTTGCCACTTAATGTAAACCTTTGCCAATTAGAAGTTATTGTAACATCATAGTCAAACAAAGATGCTCCTAAACGTAAAGTAACGTCTTTTGTTGTACCATCGTTAGTTTTTAAATAAATTGACAACGTTGCATCTATTGTGCCTAATGATAATCCGTAAGTCACATAACTTGTATCACTTGATGAAGTTCCACTACCTCTGTTAAATTGTATTCTATCAGCATTTTGTGTGCCATCTGGCGAAACAGAATAATTAGAGGTAATAACTGGATTAGTTCCAGTTCCATTAGATGCTGAAGCGAAAGAAGTGAAATCAGAAGAATAAGGAAAACTATTAGTTCTCTGTGGCTCTAATAACAAAGCTCCTTTACTATCATCTGTATAATCTATTCTTGGTATATCATTACCAACAACTTCAATTAATCCTTCTTTGTTTACTCTTGTTCCAATACTATTTCTAGTAGTTGTAAAAGGTAGAGGTTTATAGTTGTTATTCTCGTCATTATAAGCTAACGTAGAGCCTTCTTTTGTCGCCCAAGTCCCGTTACCAAACTTTAGTTTCTGTGCCATATCTATTCTATTGTGTATAATTGTCCCTCTGCCATATCTGAAAAAGATGTCCAAGACGTTAGTTGTTCTAATTCGCTATCTGTTAATGCTGAATTGTAGTATTGTACTTGTTTAGTCTTTCCGTAGAATGCACTTGTCGAAGAATAACCAATATCAAAATTTAATCTGTTTAAAGTTCCACTTGGAAAAATAATACCACTTGTATCAACACCTATTTTAAAACCATTTACCCAAGCACTAAAATCATTTGCTTTGTATTTTATTAAGCATTTATTAAATAATGATGTAGGAACATTTGAGGTAAAAGCACATTGATTTGCACCTCCAACATTAACATACATATTTATTAAATTTGCATTATCAATTCGTATAGAAACTGCATTTGATGATGAATTATCTCCTATGGTTATTGTTCTTAAACCACTATAATCAGCCAAAGCACTAATCTCTGCCATCAAAACACCTTCTGAATCATTAAACGTATCTGCATCTCCAGAGCCATTAGCAGTTTCTGCTGAACGAGTTACTGCGCTTCCGTTAGTAGGGATATAGCTTGTTGGATAGTTTGAGTTTATTTCTAATTGTGTACCAAAAATATAAATATTTTCCCCTACTGCATCAGATAAATATTCATTATCTGCGTGTGCTGGCGATAAATCAATAGCACCAGTTGTATTAATTGTTCCAGTTATGCTACATCTATACCAACCGTTTCCGTAGTTTTCAATTTTTCCAGTAATACCAGTATTTTCAGTTCTTACAGTTCCATTTAACAAATCAAACCAAGCACGACCACCTCCACTTATTGCGTATGTTCTAACAATTCCAAAGTTTACAGTACCAGCTTTCATAAAGCAAGATAATGTTATTGTATTACCAACCGTAAAATTATATGATTGCCTTACTCTTGTTTCAGAATTAGTTACTGTTGATTGTATTTTCCAAGCATCAAGGTTTCCACTTGGAGAAATAACAGAATTTGGAGTTACAGTCGAATTAGCTGCCACCCAAGTAGTGTCAAATTTATTAGATTGCAATATACTATTAGTTCTCTGTGGCTCTAAAATATGATGTGGACATCCTACAACCTTACCATCAATCATTGGATAGTTTAATCTTGATACTCCGTTTCCAACTGTTTCTATTAGTCCTTGTGAGTTTATTCTTGTTGCTGACCCACTACGAGTAAAGTCAAAATCTCCTACACCACTTGATGGTAGTACAGAAAATAACTTGCTTCCTTGAGCAGCTGGTATTAATGCTAATTTTGGTTTTGCCATTGTTTTAGTTTTGTATGTCTTGTATTCCTATTGTATGAATTGCATCAGCTAAACACTTAACTGCTTCAACTTCTTGTCTGTCGTTCATATTAAACTGACCTTGTATCATTTCAGTCGATGTTCCAATTGAAGATGCAGTATCTATTGTGTTACCCCACCAAGTACTATCGTATATTTCGTTTGCCATTATCTTTTTCTTTTTTTGTTAGATACTTTTTTAACTTAACAACATTTGTATTTTTTGGTTTGTACATTACTTTCATTATAATACCCAATTACTTGAATTTACATCTTTGTCTGGATATACATCAGAATCTGTATTACTTGTATATTCTGGAAACAAAGTACTATTAAAACAAATGTAATCTACAAATCTTCTTGTGTAATATTCTGCAAAATCTCTTTGTTTTTGTACTAAAAAATCAACTTCATCTTTTGTTGCACTTTCAGAATTTTCTGATGTGTGTTTAAATACTCCACCATTCTTTACTTGATATGCTGCAAATGGTAAATAATCAACCATTGCGTAATGTATCAACATTGGTTGTATGTAATCTGTAACTAAAGATAAATAATTACCACTTAAACTATCTGCAATTATATCTGCTGATATTTTATCATACAACTTACTTCCTAAATAGTTTTGTATATGTATCTCTTGTGCAATCTTAACAAATTGTATGAATTTATCTGTATCAACGTTGCCATCAATGATACTATTCTTTACTAAATCTGTTCTACTTATAAATAATGCAGTTGCCATCTATTATCTCTTTTTATTTACAAATCCGTTATTTGGCATATCCGTTGGTCTTTTAGCAACTTCTTTTGCATTTACCTCTGGTTTAAAACCCTCTTTTTTAGCCTTATTTACACTTACTTCTGCATTTGGATTTCCTACATCTGGTTTAGTGCTTGGTGTTTTTGCTTTATAAGTCTTTCTCATCCAAAAATGATGACAATCTCCTCCACCTTTATAAAGCCATATATCATAAGTATCAGCACCATTTAAACCCCATCCAGCATTAACTGCTCTTTGGCTCATTTGTTGTATATCTTCTTTTCTATATATCTTTTTTGCTGCAACCATTTTTGAGCAAAACTCTCTACTATTGTTACTTACTCTTAATGGTGCGTATTGATATCTTACTTTGAATTGTACTCCTTCTTCATTTTCTCCATCTTGTTCACTCTTTGCGTTTGGTCTAGCAGTTCCAGTTGTTGCTAAATTCCAAACTTTTGACAATACAGATAATTTAGGATTGTTTAATTTATTTAGTTCTTCGTCTAATTCATCTTCTGCATCATAATCAACTTTCCTTTCATCAATTAATTCCCAGTTTTCTAAATCTTCATCTTCTCCAAATTCTTCTAAATCAGAAAATACCTTTGACATCTTAACACCAGTTTCTTCTTCTCTTGTTTCTTCGTCTTTTACATTATCTAAATCCAAGAATTGTAATGGTTGTAACGTCTTAAAGTATAGATTTAAGGCAATATTATTAAAAGAAAGTATTTTATCAAACGCATCAGTTAAAAGTTCTTGAAAAGGCACTATAACTGTGTTGTGCATTAAAATAGATGCAGTTTGTAACTCGTCTGCATTGTTTCCAAGTCCACTTGAATCTTTTATACCTAATAACATAGGAGATACAATTCTGTGAGATACCATTATCTTTTTTTGTGATTCATCACTTAAAAATTGGTATTGGTTATGTGCATCACTTAATTGTACTGGTGTAATATCAGCAGCTGATTCTTTGTCATCGTTAAAAGCAAGTATAAATTTACCAGCATTACTACTACCTTGAAATTTAGCTTTTATTTTATTTTCTACTAAAGTTTGTTTTTCTTCGTCTGGTACTCCGTTGTTAAAGTTGATTAACATTGATGGAGCAAGACCATTCATTATATTGTTTAAATGATAGTTAGATATTTCTTCTTCTAACTCTGCATATTGTAAACCACCTTGATAATCTGGTGTACTATAATAATACATTCCAGCAACATAAGGTTTAACATATAAAATCTCAATTGGTTGAGGTGTACTTGAAACACCAAAAGCTGGTATTCTTAATGGTTTATCACTTGGCTTTATATTTGCCCAATCTGGATGATAATAATACGCTTGTACTTGTTTATCTCCTTCTGCACATTTTTCTGCCCTTAAAGTTTCTATTGGCAAGTGTTCTACTTTAGCAATAGATTGTTTATCTTTTGAATAAATTACTTGTATTGCACATTGTCCAGTTAATTTTAAATCGTATGATAATTGCCTAACAACATCTTTTTTAAATAAAGATATCATTCTTGCATAACTCTCTGGTTTCTTTGAACTATCAGTTGCATCTAAACCTTTTCCATATATCATTTGAGATATACCATTTACACAAGCATTATTTGTAGCACTTCCGTTAAATCTGTCTATTAGAAACTGAAAGTAATTATTGTCTGCTCCAAATTCAACCCATTCTTTTGATTTAGATTCTACAACTTGTGGAGATGTGTAAGTAGATAAATTTACAAAACTAACTTTAGAATTGTTTTTATTTGCCACCTTTGGCTTTCTGTATTTATTTATGTGTTTACTCATAATATTATAAAGTCATTGTTACCACTCTTTTCTTTGTACACATCTTTATTTACTGTATAGTGTTCGTTATTAGATTGGTTTGTTGATTGTGCAGTACAAAATATTTTATCTCTGTAAATAATATCTGCTTCTGTTACAGAGCCTTGACCATTATAAACTTTTAAATCATAAAATCTACCTTCAACCAATGTAAATATGTTTGTTAGTTCAACATAGTTTTTATTAACTATAGCAGATGGTAAAATTGTTGTTTCATTATTTGTACTATCATCTCTTAATTTTATTGTAACACTTGTTGAATATACTCTTGGTATAATCTTTATTGTTTGTGCGTTTGTTGTAGGTAACAAATGTTTCATATATATATAATACTAAAAGTTTGTATTTTTATTTATTACACATAAAAAAAAAGGTAATCAATTAAGACTACCTTTCTTTAAAAACAAATTATGAAAAAAACTATGCGTTAGGGTCTATTTGCGCTGCACTTGTATCGGCAGTTATAACTGCTGGTGTTACAAAAAATGCTGGGTCAGTTTCTTGACCTTCTAACGTTAAAGTGAATCCACTTAAATCTCCCATAGCAGCACCAGATACAATTGTTCCTCCAGTTACCTCTGCTCCGTGTTCTAAACCTACCATAAAGAAATTACCATTATAATCCTCTATTGCAACGTGAGGACGTGCAGTAGCTAATAATTTTATTTGCTCTTGTGTAGCTTTATCTAAAACTGGTAAAGTTAAATTTAAAGTTTGTGTGTAAAATGTAGTTCCGTTTTCTCTTGAACTATTAATTGTGGTTTCTAGTGAAGAATTACCTTTGATGTCGAATTTGAAAAAGTCTGGGTCGCCAGCAGTTGCAGTAATTTCTCCAGATGCTATTGTAGTTGCTCCCAACGTACCATAATCTGCAAAATAAACTGCTTTTAAGCCACCAACACTACTTTTACAAGGTAATTTTCTACCAGATGTAAGTAAACAAGCCATTGTGTTTTATTTTTTTAAGTTATTAAAAAAGGGTAAGTAGATAAACTACCTACCCTCATTATTATTGTTTGTTATTAGATTATAGTCCTAATCCGTAAGATACGATATCTTCAACAACTGCATATTGTACTCCAGCAGTATATCTCATAATGAAACGTACATTTTGTGAGCCATCTAAATCAGCCATATCTAATACTTTTACTTCGTTGTGGTCTGATAAAAGTCCAGTTCCAAAGAATAAGTTAGATTTTTGTGCTGCAATTGCATTGTTGTCAGAAAGTCCGTTACAAGCTACAACTTTTACACCATCAAAGTACTCAACATCCATATCTTGGTTATGTCCAGCTCCAGCAGTTTGGAATCCTCCTAATGCTCTTTTGTATGCTCTAAAGATGTTTTGTGCAACATAGATATATAAATCTTCTTTTCCATATACTTCACTTGGAATAGCATCTACTATATCTCCTAATTTAGCAATTACGTTTGCAGATGTTACTGCTGCTCCAGCAATTTTCTTTGCTCCAGTATGCCCACTATCAGCAAGTAATAAAGTTTTGAATCCTGGAAATCTTCCAGCAGCGGCAGTTCCACTCCAGATATCTTTTTCAGTTTGCTCTGCAATTTCTTCAGCCATTAAACCGATAAAGTAATCAGAAAAGTTAGCTGGTAAACTATCACTAGCAGAATATCCCATAGATACTGCTTCCCAATCAGATTTGAAAGGAGTTTTACACAATTCTAAATTTACTTGTAATTCTTTTGGCTCAATAATCTTTTCTGTTAAAGCAACAGTTCCAGCATCTGTAAAATCACAAGATGCATTTGCAATAGCACCAGAAAGATTTACTCTTTTTAATACTTCTTTAAACTTTACGTTTGGCTTAACTTCGATTAAGTTGTTAGCGATTGTATTTCCAGATAAAAGTGCTGCTGATACATATTTCCCAGCAAATTCTCCAGCATACGTTGTTGTAATTGATAAACTCATTTTTTATTTGTTTATTTTGTTAAATATTCTACTTCTTAATGTGTTTTTATTCCCTTTTTGAGAATAAAGGTTTAATTCTTTTTTGTCAGATACATTCTCTGGATTGTGAGAAATACCTTCAACTTCTTCAGTAGATAACTCTACTTTTTCTTCTTTTTCTTCTTTTACTTCTTCTGATAATTCAACAACTACTTCTTCTGCAACAACTTCTGTTTTAGATAATTTTAGTTCGTTGATTTCAGTTCTTAATTTTTCAATTTCAGAGAAAAACATTTCTTCTGATATTGATTTAATTATTTTCTTTGGAGATGCAGTTTCTGTTGCTAATTCTTCTTCAACAACTTCTTCTGCTTCTGTTTCTTCAACTGCTTCTTCTTCAACTTCAGCTTCTGCTTCAGCTTCTTTGATTTCAGCAATGATACCTTCTTC